ATAGGCATCTGGTCCTGTTGCTAAAACTAAAGCGACCGATGCTGTTAGTTGAGAGTCCTCAACTGTCTTGTCTGTAAGTATAACACCACCTTTGGTTTTTTCTTGAGCCTTAAAAGGTAAGACCAAGATTCTCCATCCAACAGGTTGTGGTAATTTTTGTAATTCTTTCCTATCAGGGTCGACACCCTCATTAGGATTTTTGTATTTTTCTAATACGTGATCTGGCACGTATAAAGTTTTAGTCATCTATTTTCTCCTCTTGTTCCAGCAGGCGAGAAAGTTCCTGTTGGCATATGTCAATCATATGTATCTTTCCTTGAATATACTTATATTCTTCGAAATTTTCAACCCCTTGTGTCAAATGATCAAACAACTGATCTTTTACAGCTTTAAGTTCTTTTTGATAGTTGTGTATTACAAAGAGACTCATGTGTATGTATTGACACCAGGAATAAGTTTTTCAAACTGTTTATTCTCTCCGTTCTTTGCAGAATACCAAGTTTGTTCAAAACCTTTATTGGCTCCATAAGATTCAACTTGTATTGCTCCCAAACCATCTTTTACTGCTTGCGAAACTGAAGTAAGAGAGTAATCATCACCAAACATTACTCCATTAGGTTTAAGTTTTGGCCACCAATTAATTATATCTTCTTTGACAGCATCATATTCATGTGCACCATCAACTAAAACATAATCAACTGTTGCTTCTTCAAACCTTTCTAAAATGGCTATGTCATCAGATCTGCCTTGACATAATCTGACCATATCTCTTCCAATAAAGAATTTTAAATTCTCTCTAAATATAGAAGAAAAGTCTTTAGGTAATTTTATATTTGCATGTTCTGAAGAACCTTCAAAAGTATCAACACAATAAATTTTTACATCTTCTTTACCTGCGTTCATTAATGATGTTCCTAAGTAATGTGTTGATCTACCAAGAAAAGATCCAATTTCTACAATAATACCATCTTCTGGTATTGCATCTACAATGATGTCATATGTCTCGGAGTAATTGAACCACCCAGGTATCTTAAAGTAGGCGTGTTTCATAGTTAAGTTCCTTATTTGTTTGTCTTAACTATTTGTATCTTTTTATAATTTATTTGCAAGCCTTGTGGGGTAGGTCCCTTCTTCGGGGGGACTGTCTTTGTTAGCTTCTTTTTTTTCATGTTCACATACTGCACATTCACACATACAAGTTGAACCACAGTGGCAAATGCAATCGCATTTTACACACTTCGTTGTCACTAATATTTTAAACTTATATGACCAACAGCTCCTGCAGAGGCAGTACCATTTTCAGCCCAAAGTTTTAAGGTTACAGTTGTTTTATCAAAGTTAGTTTTAAGTGTGAATTCTTCTGATTGTCCTGTCGCTACCCCTGATTTGTTGTGATCAGAACCTGCAGAAGTTTTTACTTCCATTTGCCAAGTTGTTCCGTCTGGATCAGTGATTGTTCCTGTAACATCCACATCCCATCCACCTGTAGTGAAGTCTTTTTCAATTTTTACATATCCTGTGTCATCTAAAGTGAATTTTATAGTTGATGTGCTTCCTAAAAGATTATCAGGTAGTTCGTTTTCTAGTATTGTCATTATTTACCTTTCTTAGTAATAAGGCCCATAGCCCCTTTTGCTCCCTTTATACCAAAACTTGCTGAACAGGCTATGTATAAAAGATGTTTGTAGTAATCAGGTAAGGAGTGTAGTGCCTCAAAACCTGCTTTAATGTGTGGAGTCCATCCGGGGATGAATACTGCTACCGCTGGAACCAACAGGCATATTAAAATTAGCTCGTCTTTCCAAGAACCATTCATTTGATCGACCGCACTGGCCTCCCACCCAATTGTTCCCGCAATTTGAGCTTCTTTAAGTGACTTCTGAGCTTTTATTTCTGTTAAAGCTAGGTCTGCTTTTGCTTTTTTAGTCTCAACAAAGCCTTTTACTGCGTTTCCCACCAAACTTGATAGGGGACCTACTAATAAATTAAACATTTTCACCTCCTTTTGGTGTATTTGCTCTTTGTAAAGCTACATCTGCACGTAAACCTGCTAAATCATAGTCTTTTTGTAGCTTCATAGCGTCAAAATCTTGTTTATAGTCAAATTGATTCTCTCTTAGACCTTGTTTTTCACCTTCAGACTGCGCTTTCATCTCTAAATCTTGCTGTCTAAGTGCTAATTCTTGTTGTTTAAGTAAAACAAGAGGATCCATGTTCTGATCTTGCATAGATTCAGCTTCTTCAAGCACCATTTGTTCTGTAATCTTAACAATCTCAGTATCTATAAGCATAGGTCTTTGAGATTGTAATTCCATAATTTTTTCTGGTGGTATTTGTTCTCCAAATTCTTGTCTTAATTTTTCTGCTTCACCAACTAAAGCTTGATCTACTGTCATGGTAGCTAAAAAAGAAACATGTTGATTAATGTGAGAAACTAAATTTACAACAGCCATAGGATTTGATTTTACTAGAACGGAAGATAAAAATAATCTATGTGCTTTAATATGAAGTTCGTGATTTTGTTGTGGAAAAGCTTTGAGTTGTTGACCCATTAGTACAACACTATGTTCAATAGCAGGATCTTGTGGCTCTGGACCTTTTGGTAAAGGTAAAACTTGTTCAACATCTTTGACACCTAAAGCAATATACATTCTTCTATAAGCTTCATACAGATTGTGCATTTGAGGTGCTGCTTGAGCAAGTTGTAATTGGTTTTGTGCTAAGGTCACACGTTGTGACATAGAAAAGATGTTTGGATCTGATACAGGTAAGATGTCTATACTGTCATCAAAGTCCTTCATCTTAATTTGTCTTGGGCCACCAGTCACGTTGTAAGGATAGACAGGAGGCAAGACTAATTTAAATATCTTAGCTAGTAATTTGAATTCTTTCTTTTGAGCGTAGTGCAATCTTTTATGAACAGCAGACATGACTTTTGTGCCGCGTTCCATTAGTGCCATTGTTGTTCCAACAGGAGTTTGTGAACTACCTATCTCTGACATTTGCATGTCAGCTACTGCAGCAAATTGTTTTCCTGCATCAACACAGAAACCTAAAAGTTGCATTAAGACTTGATCAGGTCCTTTGTATGGAAGAGGCATTAAAGCTTCTCTGATAATTCCGTTTGGTGCATCTACATCTCTAAACTCACCTGGTTGTAAAGGCTGATCGTCATCTCGTATTCTCAGTCCTCTAGATTTAAAACCAGCAGGTAAGTTAGATAGTGTTCCCGCATCTAGTAACTGTCTTAAAGCGGATGTTGCGGTTCTTGTCAAACCACCAATCATGTGAATTAAACCAAAGCCATAAAACCCTAGGCCCGGTAAGAATTTGTAATGTACAAAATACTCGTTTTTCTTTTTTAAAGGGTCACCTTCGTTGTAGTTTCTGTAAACAGATAAAACAGTATTAGAACTTTTATCCACAGTAACAACGTAAGGAAGTTTAATACCACTAGGTTCATTATCTTTTGGATTAATGTCTTCAAAGCCTTCTAAATCTAAATCTACATGCAGTTCATACAGCTCTGCCATATCATCCATAGCGTAAGTACCAGGACTCTCGCCATCAATTTGATTCATCTTTTCTTGTAGACCTGATTCCCCTGAACCGTCGTTGTTCATTAAAGGAATGTCTTTGTAGAAACCAGAAATTTGTTTTTTGCGAAGATCATTCATTGACATCTTCAACACTTGTGTAATTCTTTCACAATTATCTAAATCAGAACAACCATAAGGAACTATTACATCTTCAGCAGGAATAAATTTAGATGTTGCTCTTCCTTGAACTTCATCAAAATAAATCTTTTTAAAAGCACTACCGGATAGAGGTAATTGAAATAACAGCTGATCCATCTCAGGATTATAATCTTCCATGACATGAGTAATCTCATAGTTCATGTAATCTTTTACTCGTTCTGCTGATTGTTGAAGTTCAGGTGAATTAGCACCCACCACTTGTGTACGTACAGGGCCATCGCTTGGAAGTAATTCAACATAAGCCATCGCTTGAAACTGTGTTACAGCTTGTGCTAACATCGGGTGATTGACTGATGCTGCTCCTCTAAAGGGTCTTGTTTTTTCTTCGTACTTAAATCCTAAAAGATCTAAACCTTTTGTGTAGGACTGTTCCCAATCTTCTCGTGTAGATTTATCATTATCTACTTTTTCAATTAAATCATTTGCTAAACCTTGCAGATAACCTTCGTCTAAAATTTCTGCTAAATTACTATTAAAAGTTGTAATAAGTTCTTCTTCTTCATTAATTACGGCTGAGCCGTCTTCTATAATTTCTACATTTGGTTCAGATGAATCTTGGGTAAGATCTACTGTAGTACCAACATCTTCTGCTTGTAAGTCTTCGCCCCCGCCAGGACCAACTGTTTTTGCATCACGTGCTAAATAGGGCACGTCTGCAGTGCTATCGAATTTTTCTGCCATTAATAATCACCATAAATATCTGTAATTGAAACTAACCTATCTTCAGGAATTATTCCACCTTCTTTTTTTCTAAACATAAACATTGGAGCTTTTTTTGTAGCTTCTTCTGCTCTTGGTAAAGTTAAAACCATCATATCCACTAAACTTGGATCATATTCCTCAAGAACTCTAATGACTGCCTCTTCTCCTGTAGGATCTACTAACTTATAGCCCTTTGACGTTTCGATTATATCACGTTTCAAAATAAATTCTGAGAATTGACCGGGTGCTATTTCTCTTCTTATCATTACTTTGCCAGAACCAAAGTTGTCTAATTCTTGCATCACACGTGCATCAAAATACGCCGCATAACTTTCTGCATCTCTTATGTCTAAACCATCTGTCTGATCAAGAACATCTTTACCATCAACACCCTTGTTAAAGAACTTCACACCAAAAGTACCTTTGCTGGTATCTTGAATTTGTTCAACGTTTAATTCACCACCATACTTTTTTGCAATGTTTTTAAGTTGTTGAACACCTACCTTATCGTAGAGATTCTCAAATTTTTTCTTAGCATCACCTGTTTTATTCCAACGATTGTTAGCTCCCACTTCTGCTGGCATGATTGCAATTTTATTTATGTTTCTATTTTCTGCATCTTTGATTGTAGCTTTGAGTATGAGATCAACATAATCTGCTTGTTTATTAAAAGGAATAGGAGGAAAAGTAGTAACATCTTTTGTGCTCTCGTAGCTTGATTGGTTTTGAGCATATAATTGTAAGTTTTCAGTGTCTGATGACTGAGGAACCTTAACACCATCCGTTAGATCATCAAACTTACTCGTACGATTTAAATTTCTTAACTCTTCAAAAACAGCAAATTGTTTTTTTTGTAGGTCATCAATCTTCATTAAATATTCAGGGTCAGTTCTATTAATACCCGCTCTCATTAAATCTTGCATCTCTGATTGAAAATCCATCATTTGTTTTTCAAACGTTGGTATCAACTCTTGAGCTACTGTTAAAGGATACGGTTTGATTAAACCTGTCTCTGCAAGTTTTTCTATTTGAGGAAGAGTTTTTTGTATTGAATCAATATTTTGTTGTGCTTGATTCTTACTATAAATGTCATTAGTTTCAGTGGCTCTCTGTAATCTTTCTTGATTTGTTTGTAATTTATTTTTTTGATTAGATATTTCTGCAGCTAAACGTTCTTGTTCTTTACGTACGTTTGTTAAAAGATCTGTTTGCAACTCCTGTATAACACTAACCCTGTCTCCACCTGCATTTTTGTAATCGGCAACACGAGAAAACACTAAAACGTTCGGGTCACTAAAATGAGAACTAGCAATGAAAGGTGTATCCTCTCCTGGTAATTTTCCTGCAGAGATAACAATCTCTCTATAATTAGTTCCTACATTATCTAAGGGAGCACTACCTGCATTTTCATGTTGTGGTCTACCCATAAACTCTTGATCAGCCATTCCATAAGGTGTTTCAGTAGGACCCGCTTTTACTTTAACTTGTAAATTAGCAATAGGACTTTGTTCATAAAAATTTATTAGTTGTTCCTTTGTCATTCTTTGATTTGGGTAATATCTTTCAAAGTCTGCCATGTATTGAAATAAACCTGAATCTTGTAACTCCGCAGAAGGAGAGGCATTGCCTCCTTGTAATTCATTTATCCAGTCTTGTGGTTTAGCTGCCTTAGTATTAGAGTTTTGAATTTTATCTACAGTGAATGATTTAAGTGGAAAGTCATAATCTTGAAGACCCTCGACTGCAGGTAAGTTTGCTTGATTAGTATTAGGATCTCTAGCAGGAGGAGGCACGTCTGTTTTACTTGGTGTATAAACACCTGGTATCTTGTCTTTGAAAAATTT